CGCATTCCGCCGTTAGCTTTCTTGGTGTTATCGGCTGTTTGCTTTAGGTTTTTGTTTACTGAATTGAAAGCGGCTTTGGTGTTATCAACCGCTTCTATCGGGATTCTTACTGCTTCAGCCGCCATCTTCTGCACCTATTAAATTGAAATAGGCCATCCACTCATTAAAGTCTGAGAGTGGCATCTGCTCGGCCTCTGCTATCGTCAAGTGTAACCGATCAGCCAAGGCAATTAGATTAAACCTCAACCGATCGGACGTTAGTTTTTTTCCTGCTCCTCAACACTGTCTATGGCGCTGAACATCTTAGCGGCAATCAGTGAGATGATTGAGCTTTCTTCGCCCATAAGGTCGTGCCTGTCTTCTGACTTCCCAAAAAGCCTGTCCCCACTCTCGTCTGTGGCTTTAAGCACAATCAGGTCAACCATAGAGGCAATTGTCATTTCTTCCATGAACTTGTCATGCTTTTTCTGCATTTCGTTCATATCAAAGCAAGTTATTGGGTAACAGTAGATGGCAAAAGGCTGACCGTCTTCGTCAGCCCATGCCTCTACCTCAATCTTGCGCGGTTCTACTTTTCTTCGATTTCTTAAGTCTCTAGCCAATCCCATAATGGGGTTCCTTATGCTGTTGCTTCGGTTACTGCTCCCGATACTTGTAATGAAAAGCTGCCCTCAACCATGCCATCAAAAGATGCGGTCAAAGACTTGCTGGTCAATATGCCAGCGCCAGAATAATACTTCTCGCCAGTACCTGTACCTGTAGGGTATAGCTCAAAGATCAAATCTGCTGCTGCGTCCATTACCAACTGAACTGCGTCTGCATCGTCCCAGTATACATCCATTGACAGCGTGGCTGTCTTGAGCGAGCCAACGTAGGTGCGCGAAGTGTCACCCATTGTTGAGTCTTCAATTGTGTCTGCCGTTTCATCTAACGTGAAGCTGCGAACTTCACCCATAGCGGCAACGCTGCCGCCACTAACTGCTAATTTGACTACGCCGCTTGAGCCTTTAGTCGTTGCCATGCTGTCACCCCTTTAGGTTGTGCCTCTAGTGTATTGGTACTCACATCGTACCGTTAAAATCACCCCGCCTATTGGGGCAATACTTCCATCGTCAGTGTCTACACTGGTCATCTGAGTGTCCAAAGCGTAGCCGCCGCGTGATCTGTCTATGTCGAGCTTTTCTTCTACCGCCTCGACGATATTGTTTCTGGCTGTATCCAGCCCAGTGCCTTTAACATAACAGACTAATTCGTAGTCTATCGTGCTGAGTCTTTGTGATGTTGCCCCGCCCACAGTTGAATCACCTCTAGCCTCATTGGTGGTTCTAACTAAGATCGCGGGATATTGCGCGTTGCTCAGCTTGTCAAATTCAAACGGCTCGCGGGTCACATACTTAACTGTTATCGGCGTAGTGATGGCCTGCAAGGTAGACACTAGATTAGCCGCTATACTTTCCCTAACGCTCATCTAAGCAACCTCTTTTTGAAGAAGCGACTCAATAGCAACTCTTCATCGCCATTGAACCCCCACCAAGGTCTTTGTCTATCAGTGAGAAAGCCTTTCCGCGCATTAGACTTACCAGCTAAATATAGGTATGCAACACGCCCACCCTTACTGCTTTCAACTGCCATGCTACCCATCATTTTGCCAGTTGCGTTCAAGTTCACGATTGATGGCGAACTCTTCCTTAATCTATTCTTTCTGAAACGAATATACCCCTTACTGTACGGGTCAAACGGCCCATTTAGGCCAGTAGAGTCATCAGTCCTATCAGTAAGCAACTGCCTGCCCCGGCTAGCCGTCTGGTCTATTGCTGGCGAGATCTTTCTCTGTATCTCAGCTTTTTTAGAGTCAACTATGCTCTTCAAGTCTTCAGGTTTTATGCTTATTTGCAGCCCGACAGTCATCTAGTTAAACGCCCGAATGAAACGGCTTCTTTCTCATCACCCTCTACAGTACCGCTTTGGTCATCGTCATACTCAACACCATCTTGGAAAACAGCTACCAACTCTTCCTCATAACGCTGCTTATAAAAGCTAATCATGTTTAGGAATCGGTCATCTTGTACCCAGTTAGTTAACTGAGGGAGAGCGTATTTCCACAATACTAGATATGAGTTGCAATACTTCCACTGTGCGTCTGTGAGTAGACTTGCGTCCATCTCGCCGCTGATACCTTTCTTGTACCACCACTGATTGCGGATGGTCCTAGTAAGGTCTGCTTCAGCCTTTGCGTGCTCAGTCGAGAACGAAGTTATGCCGAATGTAAGAATATCGGGAACAAGTGCAACCAAGTCTGCGTCATTAGAAAATGCCATTTACCATTTCACCTTGTCAGCCCAATACGCGGCTGATGCTGTTTTGTCTTTGCGACCTTTGGCTATGCCCTTGGCGAATCTCGCTTTGAACGACCTACGCTTGGCCTTGTCTGCCTCACTCTCATTCTTTCTAGGGGGTTTGTTATCAGCACCTTGTTGACCGAAACGAATCAAGCGAACCTTGTCGCCTTCCTTAGCCAATACTGCGTGGCTTTTGGTTGCGTGCTTAGTTGTACGCTTGGGCTTGTTGTAGCCCTCGAATCTTTCACCGCGATAAGTGATAGCCATAATACCCTCGAAAAAGGGCCAGCCCCGCCCGTGGGAAGCGGGGCCGACCAAACCGCCTTAAAGGGCAGCGTCAAACGTCAGAGATACACCGTAAGAGTCATCAAGCTCACCAGTACCGTATACGGCAGTGGCGTTCAGCTCAAAGGCTCTTAGAGATGCGTCACGCTGAGTCTCAATCTCGAAGTCGCGCTTCATTACAAGCGCAAGTGCTTCGCGGCTGAATACACCACCGATTGCGTCATCAGATCCATCAACAGTCATATTTGTTGATTCGTAGATGTCGATACCGGCGATTGTGCCAACGTATGACTGAGCCATAGCAACGTTCTGAATGTCACCGCCATTTGGGTTAGCAAATGTATTAGTGAGGTTTGCTTTCAGTTGGTACGCTTGGAAAGGGTGAACAACAGCGAACACATCGCCTTGCGCCTTTGCAGCTCTCAATGTAGCAGCAGCCTTGAAGATGTCAGCAACGGTGATTTCCACACCCGCTCCACCTAGGCCAGAACTAAAGCCAGAGAACAAGCTGATTAGATCAGTGTCCATCTTAGTAGCGATAGCGTTACCTAACACTGTGCCAAGCTCAACAGCAGGGTTGCCTGCGCCCATAGCAGCAACGTCTGTTAATACAACCTGTGCGCCAACTTCACCAATGGTGATTGAAACGCTAGAGGTTGAAACAGTTGTGCTGGTCATGTCGGTGCCTTCAGTCAAAGCAGCAGCAGTGATTGCTGGGTACTTAGGAACCTGAATGGTCTTACCGGCTTCTGAGCCAATGTTGTATTGCGTAACCAAGCCAGCCATCAAAGAATTTTCTTCAGCGGTGAAGCGTGCTTGCGCGATGATATTTGCGAATAGATCGTCTAGGGTCGTACTGGTAGATGCAGCCATTGTTTTATACCTTAATCAAAAATGTGGTTTATCTGTTGCGCTTCATGTACTCGGCGTAGGCTTCTTTCCCACCCTTAGTCCAAATAGCGTTCATATCTGCCACAGATTGAGGCTTCTGCGTGGAGCCACCAGCGTTACCCTGAGTGCCTGCTCCTCCAGCGGAGGCGCGGACATGATGCGGGTTTGCCGTTAAAAAGTCGCCCACATACTCTGATATAGAGAGAGGGTCGGCTTTGTCATTGTATCTCACTGTCCCGTTGCTATCTAAAACCTCAACTGAGCCATCGTCAGTGAGTTTCAAATTATTGCGTAACAGTTGCGACACCTGTTCTGGTTCTACTGCGTTAAACCTGCTAGCCGCTGCCAATAACGCCCCATCAATTTGGGTTGTCTCTAGTCGCTGCTTGTAGGTCGCAATCTCCAGATCTTTCTTTTCAACAGTCTGCTTTAGTATTGACTCGAACTCGCCTTTTTCTTTTTGGCGTTCTATGGTCGCCTGTTCACGATCAATCATGAGTTGGCGAGCTTCTTCTAAGTCAATGCCTTCTAGCTTCTTGTCCAGTTTGCGGCGTTCACGCTGTACGCGGTCAGCTACAATTCGGTCAAGTTCTTCTTGTGAAAAGGTCTTCACTTCCTGAGTGGTATTTTCGGTGGCCTCAGTGTCCACACTTTCTTCCATGATGTCATCGCTCATGTAACGCACCTCTTTCGAGTTAGGGGGATTATAGCAGCTCCACAGGGAAGTCAACCGTTATTTTTTCTTTCGCTTATTCTTCTTCTTGCTGATTTGCTTCAGGCTCTTGCCGTACTTGCTTGGGTTCATCTTTGGCATTTTTCTTACCTCTGGTCTTCTTAGGGAGTGGGAGCAGTTCGTCAACAACTGTATACAGGTCGTCAAAGTCTGCCTTTTCTTCTTCAGGTGCCGCATCAGCCAGTGGGCCAAGTAGCTCACGAATTGCTGGGGGTATTGGTCGTCTAGCGCATAGGTTTCTAGCGCGGTCTAATTCTTTACTCATCTTCGTCCTCATCTACAAACACTGGTAGCCATTGGTGGCGGCAGTTATACCCCCCTCTGACTATTAGAGGGTCGCCGGGGGCTTTGCCAGCCCATGCCTTGTCTTCCCACAAGGTGTCCATCTCTTCTCTGGTGTACAGGTTCTTTCGGTCTTTCTCGTTGACTATATCTCTGCACCAATCACGGCTATCGGTTATTAAGTCCCCGTAATACCTAAAGTGATCAATGCCTTGCTCGTTTGCGGTTGTCGCTGTCAGCGTCGCGGAATACTGATTGAGCGAATCAGTTGCCAACTGTGTCGCATAGCGCCGCATATTATTGCCGAGCCGATCAGCAGCGTAGACTGAATGCAGCTTATCAACTGCCGCCTTCTGTGTGGCTCCAGTTGTGTTTTGAGCCACTTCAACAAGTTGTCTAATCTCTTCTTGATCGCTTGCTTGATAGATTCCATTGATGCTCCCTCTCAATTCTTCTACAAGGCTAGATTTGCTTCTACCGGTAAGTGTTGCTTCGTATACGCCCTTGGATAAAACGTCTAGCTGTTGATTAGCTATTGCCTCAAACCCTTGGAATGACTGGCGCTGTAACCCTGATATTGCCTCTGGCGGCAACCTAGTGAAC